GGAGTTAATATGTTTAATAAGTCCTTAATAATAAATGACAATCAACTTAGGAAGCTGACTACGGAAGCTTATAAAGAATGTTATGAATTAAAGATACCTTATTCAGTTGATAGAGATGATGCTGATGCTATGTTTACATTATCTTTTCCAAGTGAAAATGCGTATAAGGATTTTATGACTTACATATATAAACCTTTTTTACGATCAGAAGATACAGAATGATTACACCTCACGATACCCTCCAAAAATTATTCTGTGCTAATTCTATTAGCTCTAGTTCTAGGGAGTCTAGAATCTTCATAAAACTCCCACAGTTTTTATTTTAATAATTATAGGAGAAAAAAATATGCTATTAAATGGAATACTTTTATGGGCAAATGTAACAACCCCTGGTACAGGATTTTCTAAAGACACATATTCCTTAGAGTTATCTCTTGATGAAGAGACTGCTAACAATCTTAGGAATGAAGGCTTCAATGTGAGAGATGATAAAGAACACTCTCCCTTCGTTACAATTAAAAGACAAGTAAGAAGGAAAGACGGAAGCTTAAACCCTGTTCCTAAATTAGTAGATGCTGACAAGAACCCTTTAGAATTTAAAGTAGGTAATGGATCATCTGCTACTGTTCAATGCAGACCTTATGATTGGGAGTATGAAGGAAGAACAGGAAAGAGTTTAGACTTACAAGCGGTTCAGGTTACTAACATAGTAGAATATGAAGGAACTACTCTTGATGGAGAAGAGCTTGGACTTGATGATAACGAAGATGAATTGGAGTTTTAGAAATGGCAAAGAAAGAAGTAGAAGTAGAAGAAGTAGATAACAACATACCTTTCATTACTATTGGAGATATTCAATTAACTGCTGATGAGTTACCTGATGCTGATAGTAAAAGGTGGTTTGCTCAATTACAAGAACTAACCCAAATCAAAGCACAACAAATTTATGGTCTAGAAAAGACTCAAGTTGGTATTGATGGGTTTGCTTCTAAGTTAGTTGCTCGTTACCATGAAGGTAATCCTCCTGTCGTAAAGGGCGAAGGGGAAGAAGAATCTAGTTCTGAGTCTGACGAAGATTCAGAGTAGATGTGTGTGCCGAGAAGGTAAAACTTCTCTTGTCGAAACGAGGGGGTAGAGTGATCTGCCCTCTCACTAAGGAGGCTTTATGTCATCAAACGGAGTAGCTCAGACGCATCAATCGTGTCCTATCTGTAAACATAAGAAGTGCCTAACAATATTTTCTAATGGTACGGCTTGGTGTCATAGTCATAATACAGAAGGAGATAAACCTTTTCGATACAACCATGAACAGATAGAATTTAGGAAAACTCAAAGAACTGAGAGCGAAAGTACCGATGATTCTAAATATTCTTTTGATTCTATAGCAGACAGAAATATTTCCGAAGCAACTACTCGTAAGTACGGAGTTAAAGTTTTACATAATAACGAAGGTAAGATTGTAGAACACATGTACCCTTACTATTCTGAAAATACTTTAACGGCTTCTAAGATTAGAACAGTTGCTACAAAAATTTTCAGGTGGACAGGATCACAGTCTTATATAGGATTGTTTGGGGAAAATCTTTTTCAAGCTAAAGGTAAATACTTATTGGTTGTAGAAGGAGAACTTGATGCCCTTAGTGGCTACTGTCTTATGGGATCGAAATGGCCTGTAGTTTCTATTAAAGGAGGAGCAGGTAATGCAGTTCAGGATATTAAGAATAGTTTAGAGTTTATAGAAGGTTTTGAATTTGTTGTTATATGTTTTGACCAAGACAGTGCAGGTAGAGATGCTTCTGAAAGGGTGGCTAGGATTATTAAACCAGGAAAGGCTAAGATAATGACTCTACCTAATGGTTTTAAAGACCCTAACGATATGCTTAGAGCTAATGCACATAAACAATTTATGCAATCCTTTTGGGATGCTAAACCCTATACCCCTAGTGGTGTTAGAAATATCTCTGAGCTAAGAGAAAAGTTTCACAACAGAGAGCAAAGAGAAAGTATTCCTTACCCTTGGGAAGGACTTAATAAGAAGCTTTATGGACTAAGACAAGGGGAACTTATTACTTTAACAGGTGGTACAGGTCTTGGTAAGTCTTCAGTTACTCGTGAGATTGAACATCATTTAATTATGAACACAACTGATAATGTAGGAGTGATAGCTCTTGAAGAAGATTGGCGAAGAACTGTTGACGGCATACTTTCAATCGAAGCTAATGCTAGAATATACATAGACCAAGAACGAGAGAAGTTTTCTAAAGACGACCTCGATAAATTGTTTAATGTTTTATATGACGGAAGAAATAAGGATAGAGTATGGGTTCATGCTCACTTTGGTACTAATAGTATCGAAGAAATATTTTCAAAACTTCGCTTTATGATTATAGGGTGTGGTTGTAAATGGGTAGTGATAGATCACTTACATATGTTAGTATCTGCTGTACATGAAGGCGATGAAAGGAGAGCTATAGATGATATTATGACTAGACTTAGAAGTATAGTTGAAGAGACAGGAGCAGGACTAATCCTGGTATCTCATTTAAGAAGAGTATCCTCTGATAAAGGACACGAACAAGGAATAGAAGTGTCGCTTAGTCATTTAAGAGGTAGTCAATCTATAGCACAATTAAGCGATTGTGTCATTGCTTTAGAGAGAAATCAGCAGTCTGATGATGCTGAAGAATCTAACACTACTCAATTACGTGTGCTTAAATCTAGGTATACAGGCGATGTTGGTATTGCTTCTGCGTTACTTTATGATCACGACACAGGTAGACTGAGCGAAAAACCTTTAGAAGAATATGAATTTAACGAAGACAACAATGAACTTGGTATTTGATATAGAGACTGACGATCTTAAAGCTACGAAGATACATTGTATCGTAGCACAAGATGCAGATACAAAAGAGATTTATAAATTTCCTCCTGATAAATTAGATAAGGGTTATGCACTACTGGAATCAGCCGATAAACTAATTGGTCACAATATAATTGGTTTTGATATACCAATGGTAGAAAAGTTTAGCGACATTAAGTTAGCTAATAAAACTTTAGTAGATACCCTCGTTCTCTCCAGATTATTTAATCCTGTTAGAGAAGGAGGCCACAGTCTAGAGTCTTGGGGTTATAGATTAAAATTTCATAAGATAGAGTTTGAAGACTATGTGGAGTATAGTCCAGAAATGTTAAGCTACTGTGCTAAAGATGTACAATTAAATACCCTTGTATTTGAACAGCTTAAAAAGGAGAGTAAAGGATTTACTAAAGACAGTGTTGCTTTAGAACAAGAAGCTGCTAGGATTTTAAAAAATCAAGAGGTTCATGGTTTTTTGTTTGACGATAGAAAAGCTGAAATACTATTGGCTGACCTAAGAGAACGAATGGGTAACATAGAGAGGGAAGTACACGAGGTATTTAAACCTAAGATGATTGACATTAAAGAAGTTACACCAAAATTAAAACAAGATGGAACTTTATCTAAGCAAGGATTAACTGATGAAGAATACAAAGAAAGACTTTATACTGATGATATAACTCCCTTTACTAGACGTAAGCTACAAGACTTTAACTTAGGCTCACGTAAACAGATAGGAGAATACTTAATAGAGTTTGGTTGGAAGCCAAAGAAGATGACACCTACAGGACAGCCTATGGTGGATGAAAAGACTTTAGCTAATATAAAGGAGATACCTGAAGCTAGGTTGATAGCTAAGTTTTTATTACTTCAAAAAAGAATAGCACAAATAGATTCCTGGTTTGCAGCTCAACAGGAAGATGATAGAGTACATGGATTTGTCATACCTAATGGTACGATAACAGGAAGGATGGCACATAGGAATCCCAACATGGCTCAAGTACCTAGTGTAAAGAGTCCTTTTGGCGAAGAGTGTCGTTCTTGTTGGATTGTACCTGAAGGGTATAAGTTAGTTGGAATAGACGCAAGTGGTTTAGAATTAAGAATGTTAGCACATTATATGAAAGACGAGGAGTTTACAAATGAAATCATTAACGGAGATATACACACCTTTAATCAAAAACTTGCAGGACTTGAATCAAGAGATCAGGCAAAGACATTCATCTATGCCCTCATATACGGAGCAGGAGATGGAAAACTTGGTAACGTGGTTGGAGGAAGTCAAGCAGATGGTAAAAGACTTAGACAACATTTCTTTGATAATAGGCCAACATTTAAGGCTCTTGGAGATAAAGTTAGACGAGCAGCACAGAAAAAATATGTGAAAGGTTTAGATGGTAGAAAGATATTTGTTCGTCATCCTCATGCAGCATTGAATACTTTACTGCAAGGAGGAGGAGCTATCGTTATGAAACGAGCTTTAGCTATGTTAGATTCTTTAATAAGATTACAAACCTTAGACGCAAAGTTTGTAGCTAACATTCACGATGAATGGCAGATGGAAGTTAGGGAAGACTTAGTAGATTTCGTAGGTAATCTTGCCGTTGATTGTATACAAACGGCAGGTAATTATTATAATCTTCTCTGTCCTTTAGATGGAGAATACAAAGTAGGAGATAATTGGAGTGAAACACATTGAAGAAAATTGCATGGCTTGTGGAGTAGAACTGACTACCAATAATTGGTATCCTTCGAGAATGAGGAAGAAAGAAAGAAATTGTATTCCTTGTCACGACATTAAAAGATTAGAAAGAAAAATAAAACAAAAAGGAATGACACCTAAAATGTTAGCTAGGCTATTTCAAATGAAACATGAAAGTGATTATAGCAAAATTAAAGAAGGTTTTGTATACATACTAACTAATCCTGCATGGGAAGGTTGGCTTAAAATAGGCATGGCTATTGATGCAGAAGATAGACGTAATAGTTACCAAACAAGTAGTCCATTAAGAGATTATATATTAGAGTACAAAAAGTTTTTTACTAATAGAAGTGAAGCTGAACAAGAGGTACATAAATTACTTATTAATAAAGGTAAAACATTTAATGGAGAATGGTTTCAAGTATCTGTAAAGGAAGCCAAGAAAACTATAGAGGCACTATGAAAAAGAAAAAGTTAGATACTTTAGTAGATGACATCTACAGTAAGCTCTCTGTACTAGGAGAAGGCAAACAATTAGATGTATCTGAGAAAGAGTTAGATGAACTTGGCGAGTCTATTAAGACTGCATTAAAGAATTGGGCCCACCCTGAACCAAGGAACAGTACTGAAACTTTAAGAATGTCAAATATAGGTAGGCCTACAAGACAGCTATGGTATGATTTAAACTCTGAGGAAAGTAACATACCTATCTCTCCTCCCACCTTTATCAAGTTTCTATATGGTCACATCTTAGAAGAGGTTGTCTTGTTCCTGGTTAGGTTGGCAGGGCATAAGGTAGATGATGAACAAAGGAATGTATCTGTTAGCGGTGTTAAGGGCCATATGGATTGTACCATTGACGGAGAAGTGGTTGATGTTAAGACTGCATCAGGCTATGCTTTTAAAAAGTTCCGAGATGGCACACTAGCAGAGCAAGATACCTTTGGTTACATGTCTCAATTAGCTAGTTATGAAGAAGCTATGGGTACAAGAGGTGGTGGTTTTCTCGCTCTTAATAAAGAAACAGGAGAACTTGCATTATTTATACCTGAAGAACTTGACAAGCCTAATATAAAGACTAAAATAAGTAAAGTGAAGAAGGCTTTAAAATCTTCAGAGCCTCCACAGAAATGCTACGATCCTGTACCTGATGGTGTGTCAGGTAATATGAAGCTCCCTCGTGAATGTTTTTACTGTAGACATAAGTACGAATGCCACCAAGATACCAATGATGGTAAAGGTCTAAGGATATTTCAATATGCTAAAGGATTAGCTTATTTTACAACTGTTGTTAAAGAACCTAAAGTAAAGGAACTAACTAATGAATGGAAAAAAGGCAAAAAGAATAAGAAGACACGCAAATAAACTGGTACTTGAATGGTT